GTTGAGTCGTACCAGGGCATGGCGAAACAGAGAGCAAGCCGCGCCGTAGAATCGTTGAAGTCTGAACCGTTTGACATTGTGCAGGACAGCAAAGTAAAGGTCTTTGTTAAGTACGAAAATATCCCAATCACAGTAGAAAAACCCGACCCCGCGCCGCGAGTTATAAGTCCGCGAAGCTCCAGGTACAACGTACACCTAGGGCGTTATTTACGGCCGCTCGAACACCGGGTCTATAAAAGCATCGATAGAATATACAAAGGGACTACTGTAATGAAAGGGAAAAATGCTGAGGAAGTCGGTCGCGTCATTTACGCGAAATGGCACAGGTTTGCGAGTCCTGTTGCCGTCGGTCTGGATGCGTCCAGATTCGACCAGCACGTTAGCGAGGACGGGCTCCGGTGGGAACACTCCGTGTACAATGAGATCTATAATGACACGGAGTTGCGCTCACTGTTGACTGCCCAACTTTGCAACGATTGCACCGGCGTGTTTGACGATGGAATTATCAAATATAAAGTGCGTGGGAAAAGACAATCGGGTGATATGAACACCTCGCTAGGGAATGTGCTTCTGATGACAGCGATGTTACATCGGTACATCACCGAGAAAGCATTAGACAGCGAGGTTATTAATAATGGCGACGACAGTGTTGTGATTATGGAGGAGCGCGATCTGTTGCGCTTCCAAACCGGGTTAACACCCTGGTTTGTGCGTTACGGGTTCACCATGAAGGTGGAGGCACCCGTACGCATCCTGGAACACGTGGAGTTTTGCCAAGCCCGACCGGTCTGTGTAAACGGCCAATACATTATGTGCCGTAACCCTTACATCGCGCCTACCAAAGATACCACGTGCAAACGCCCTGACTTCCATAAGGGACGGGACCTCGGCTGGCTAGCCGGGGTGGGGCTCTGTGGCATGAGCATTAGCTCAGGCATGCCTGTCATGCAGGAGTTTTATTATAAATGCTTAAGCACAGCGAAACCGCGAGTCGTATTTGGCCAAAATGATACGGGGTTGGAATGGGCTGCGAAAGGCCTGAAACCAGGCGTTTACCGCGAGGTGGCGCCGTCCACCCGGATTTCGTTCTGGGAAGCCTGGGGCTTGTGCCCGGACGAACAACGAATCATCGAAGCAAAATATCGCACCGCGCAGCTCCTGTTCGATGCTCCCGTCCCGGAGATTGACCTGTTTGACCACAGGCCTATCAGCAGACTATTAACTCGAGACTACTAGGAGAGACTAGTACACCATGGCGCCCATTAAACTTCGTAAGAAGAAGGTGCAGCTCCAGCAGAAACCTCGCCAGAAGGCGGCACGCCCACAGACCTCACAAGTCCCGAGGGCGCGCTTTAGCCTCGCGGCGATGGACGAAGCCGGGCGTGCATATGCCGCCATGCTCACGGACCCTTGCAATGCGGAGCTAGCCAAACCGCTATACATGGGCACCGGATCCGGCTACCTCACTCGTGTGGTCAGCGACTCGAACTATACTACTGACAGTGGCTTCCATGCCATTGTGCCCGGTGTGCCTGCTCAGGGCATCATCTATGGCACTGCTGCTTCCTCTGCGGCCAACCTAACTCCGGTTGCGGCGCAGGGTGCGGGTTACGCCTTTCTCAATGGCGTTGCCTATGAAGCCAGGCCTTTGGCCGCGTGCCTGACCTTCATTTACACTGGTTCGGAGCTTAACCGCTCCGGCCTTGTCAATGCGGGCCAGTTCACAGCCTACGACCTGAGTGCATTCAGTTACAATCCAGCTGACTCCATCGCTTCTTCTTTTGTCCAGGAGACGCGAATGACTTCCAACAAGATCGAAGTCAAGTGGGCCCCGGGACAACTCGACCAGGACTTTGGCGCGGTTAATAATACCACCTACGCCGTCGCAAATAGGTCTGCTATTGCTGTGCTTTGGCGTGGGCTTAACGGCTCCGTCAAGGTGCGCTCTACCGTTATCTATGAGTGGCGGCCCACCCTCCTCGAGGGCGTTGCGGCGCCGCCGGCTACCGCAAATGCTTCGCGTAATACCACAGAGCAAATTGTGGGTCTTATTTCGCAGGCAGAGCCCAAGTGGGCTTATTCCGGATTTGCCGACGTTGCCATGGGTGCGCTGGGTATCCTCGCCCCCGCCGCCGCGGACTACTTTGTCCCCGGCAGCGGCGGGTTGCTGCGTGGGTTGTTCAAGTGAAATCGGGTAATCCCGTGTGTCCGCAATGACACTTTAAACTACCCCTGGTCATAGGGGTTCAGGTCCGGAACGACGCTAAACTATAGCTAGGAAATAGCTTGTAGGACAATAAAGGAGTGAAGAAGGTAAATCAATTGGTGGTCGTTTGGTCAACGATCCTTTAGCAGGTATGACACCCTGTGATGCCAATTGCTTCATCTCCAACAACCGGGGGTAATCGGTTGTAAAGCCTTGTCAAGGCCCAAAAATAAAAGTAG